TTAATTCATTTAAAGTAGTATTTCTAATATCGGTTAATTTGAATTCTGTACTTACTGCATTTTTAAATAAGTCTATTATTTGTACTGCTGTTTTATCTCCTACTTTTTTTGCCCAAGATGCAACAGAAGAATCTCTCTTTATTCTAGTATCGATATCTTCGTCTTGAATAAATTCGCCACCCTCTGATATTCCTGCAAATCTTCTCGCTAATCCATACTCTGCTGTTGTTTGTAGTGGGAGTTTTCCTCCTCTTACTCTACCATGAGTAATATTTCTAGGATTAGCTGCTCTCGCTAAACTTCTTCCTTTTGAGTCAGTTCCTCTTGTATCTCTAGAACTTAACCCTGACTTATGTAATCTGTCTCCTAATGCTACTAATGCTACTTCATATATTCCAGCAAACATTTGATTGATGTATGGAACATTTCCTGAACCACTTACTGTTCCTTTAAACTTTCTATCTGCAAAAACACCTGGAGGTAAAATTAGCTTAAAATCTCCAAGTTTCGTTCCTTTTGTTGTAAACTTAAAAGGAGTTCCTGCTTTTGGATAGTATCTTTTTAAGTTACTTTCAATAGCATAAGTGGAGTTATAAACAATTACTGCTTGTGTTTGAATATCAGACATATTGTCTCTAATCCACTGTGCAAATACTTGTGTATCTCCTCCTGCAGCTTTATATTTATTTCCTAGTATTTTTGCATACCCTCTAACAAGATTCTTTACTACCATGTCTTGGTATACAAATACAATATGATAGTGATGTTTTGACATCACATCGACATCTTTCTGCCTTTGTAGTGCATCTACTTCATTTCTAAAGTAGTCTGCAACTTCTTTTATCATATTATAACTCTATACAAATCAAGTACTCTTTTTATATGGTCTGGAAAATCAGAATTATCTCTAATTCCAGAAGTTCCTTGATTCTGTACTTGCGCTCCGCCTAAAGTTCTTCTCTCTTTATGTTCATCTTTCATGTAGTAATTTACTAAATCAAATAGTGCAAGTTGTAAGTCTTTTGGTGTAGAAGTATACCCAGCGGTATATGTAATTCTTACTGAACCCATACCTTTGGCAAAAGGCGTAGGATTTCCTTCTTTTGTTGTTCTTATAACTGCATCTGAGTCAGTTTCTACATAGTATTCGTAATTACCTGTAGTTAAAGTTCTGTAACTTTCTGAGTAAGATGTTCTTTCTTCAACAGCACTAACCGCAATTAATGGACTTTCACTCATAATTAAGGTGGTAGTCGAATTATCATTAATACTGAAAGTTTCAATCTTACTTGTACTGACATAATCTATAAAAGATATGCCACAATACTTCTTAACTAAATCAGATACCTGAGGTACTATAACAGCTAAACGGTCGTCGTCCTTCTCCCCTCGAAGGCCTTCTGCGTCTTTATATTCGTTTACTGTTATTAAGTCTGCCATAGTTAAAAAGGGTGGGTTTTAAGGAAACCCACCAAAACCTATTCCTGTTAAAGGTTAATATTATGCACCTTTATAAGCAAATGCCCACTTAGAAGTTGCACCGTCAATTAAGTCAGTGAATCCTAATCTCTGAGAAGCCACTAGGACTCTTCTTTGATTAGCTACTTCGTAGTCTGATTCTATTGTAACACCTCTTAATCTTGGCATTACATAGTTTCTTGGGTATACTGCGATAGCACCATAGATACCAGCGGCTTTAGTAGCAAACTCATCACATAGTAGTACTCTTGATCCGAATACTTGTCCGATTTCACCACTTAGCTTAGTAGCCATATCGCCAACTAGGTTAGCGTCTTGGAACTCAGCATCTTCTAGTAAGTTATAATACACATCTTGTGATACGATATATACAACTTCTGAAGGGTTAATACCATATTTACCCATATTCTTTCTCATGCCTAATAGGTCAGCTGCAGTAACTGCGTCAGTTGCTGCGAAACCTGATGCACCGTCTGAAGTTTCGTGGTTGTCGGCGTCAGCCATGTTTAATAGCCCAGCAAATGCACCTGAACTGTAAACACCATTGTCATGGTTTCCAGCTAAAATAGCATTTTCAATACTTCTTGCGTGTGATCTTACCATTGATTCTCTAATTAAAGGAAGGATTGGCATGATTGCATCTTCTTCAGTTTCGTTACCTAAGTAAGATTGTGAAATAAGTTTTACTGTAGAAAGAGTTCTTTCTGTTAAATCAACCCCACCGTATGGTGAACCTAAAGAGTCGCCTCTTTGGGCTAAGTTACCTTTTGGTGATGAGCCAGAGGCTGTTTGAGCTGAAGCAAATTCAGCATAACCTGCATCTGGTAAGATTGGGATAATCATGTTAGCAGAAGTCATTGGGATTTCTCTAAATAGAGGAGCCAAGACTAATTCATTTTGAATATCTCTTTCGATGTTTGTTGAAACGACTTGTTCGAAATCAGCAGATGAAACGCCAACACCTGAATGAGCGTTAACTTTTTCCATTAATGATTTTGAATAATCACTGTCCCATCCTCTACCAGTAGCTAAACCAGCAAATTTTGCATCAATAATATCGTTTTCAAAGGCTTTTTTCCAGTCTCCTTGACCTTGTCTATCAGCGAAATGTCTTTTGGACTCACGAATACTCATGATTTCCTCTGACTTCTCAGCTAATTGCTTTTCAAGTTGGTCAACGACTGTTTTCAAGTCTTCATTTTTTTCCATGACTCTTGTCTCGAGGTCTTGCATTAACTTTTCAGCTCCTGACAAACCTGCTTCGATAATAGTCTTTTGTTCTTCCTGTTTAGCTTCTTGAGCAGCTTTTTCTGCAGTTTCAAGAGAAGATTTCTCTTCCATTTCTTTCTGCTCTTTAGCTTTTTGCTCGGCTTGTTTCATAGCGATAGAAGTAGCAGTTTTTTCAGCAACTTCTTTTGCAAATGATTCAAGGTCAAAAGCGACTTCAGGAGATTTTTTTTCTTCTGACATATCAGTCTCCATATGTTGAGGAATTTTCTTTTCCTCGCTTGGCTGCTCAATTTTAACAGCGTCTGCTGCTGCGGTTGAGTTAGCCTGTAAAAGTTCTTTTTGGTAACTTCTGTATTCTTCCATACTATCAAATGACTTTGCTAGTCCAAAAGTTGCCCCTTGGTTGCAAGGTACAGATACTACAGAAACTTCAAAAAGTTCCGCATCTTTGATTTTGTATCCATCGTGCTCAGTCATGTATTCAGAGTCTTTACATCTGAAACCAACTGAAAATGCTCCGAGAACACCATCTTTAACTAATTGTGTAATATCTCCGGCTGCTTTGGATATTTTTGCAGATATTTCTAATCCAGTATCGGTCACTTCTAAACCAGTGGCTCTGCCAATTGGTTTATTATAGTCATGGTTAAAAAGAATAATTGGATTATTTTTAAAGTTCTCCAATCCACCTTTCATCCATGCTTCGCTTTCGATAATATCTCCAGCTCTGTCTAGTCCATTTGTACTTGCAGAACCTTTTATATTAATTCCACCATCATCAGTTTCACCTAATGATTTAAAAGTGCTAGTCCATTGATATATCTTTTCGTTACTTTTTGACATCTTTAACTTCCTTTTTAGTAGATTCTTTTTTAGGAGTTACCTTCTTAGGTTCAACCTTTTTCGGTACTTCCTTCACTACTACTTGGACAGGATATCTTTTTTTAAGAACGCTTAATACTCTGCTCCAAGACCCAAATGCTCTTCTAAGCATAAAATCTTTTACAGGTACGTCATTCCCAAAACCTTTGTAGTCGGCTAATGTCATAGTTTCAACGCCTTTGCTGGCTATGAAGTCTGACAAAGCCTTTATCATCATATCTTTTGTCATTTTTAATTTTCCTCGCTTGGTGGGGTTTCCTGTGGTCTGCCACCTTCTTCTGGATTGACGGCTGAACCTGCGATATTCGCAGGAACTCTGGGTGTATCAAATCCTTCCACTTTTTCAAGTCTTAATGCCTCCCTTGCTTCATTCGGTGTCATAATACCAGTATTCACAAGTGTAGCATAATAGCTTGCTTGGTCTCTTAACTCTGGTTGTAGAGCAGGTATTCCTGATACGTTTTCATCAAGTTTGAAACCGAAGTATCTCTCGAAAGCATACCTAATCTTATTTGTGATTGGTAGTATGGTTTCTAAATAATATAGTCGATGGTTTGGTCTAATGTTTGCATTATTACCACCGTCCATCAAAATTGGTGGTATTCCCATAGCTTCGAGTATAATTTTCTCATTTGATTTGATCCCCTCTTGGAAATCTAAATCTTTGAAGTTGACTTCTGTTAAGTTTTCTACTTCTAAACCACCGTCCAAGAACAATGGTCTTCTACCACCGGAGGATGGGTTATATCTAGCAACCCATGCTTGTAACATTCTTTCTTTAATTTTCTCAGAAAGAGTGTTTGGTGATTTTAGTACCAATCCTGGTACTGCTCCGTTTTTAAAGAAGTTATCCTGAAACTTTCTCATGCTAGATAGTAACTGCATAGTTCTAAAAGCTGGTTTGAGTCTCGGTACTCCTCTATAAATAGAGTTAAAACTGTTTTCTTTTATATGAATAATTTCTGATGGTTTATAATCTATTGAATGGTCATATGTAAACTTTTCTACATAAGTACTTTCATCACTATGTATAGTTACATGTTCTGCTGGAAGATGATACAGATGCGCACCATCAAAATATACAAAGATATTACCATCAATCAATAAGTCAATTATCAGATTTCTTTTAAAGGTACTTATATCTTGATAAGGATTTGGTTCTTTGTTTAGTAGTAGATCTACTCTACTTCTTCTAATTTCTTTCTTTATAGGAGTTATGCCTGTTATTTTTTCTCCAACATCAAATGGTACTTCAGCAGAGTCATCCACAATCATGTTGACTGCTCTGTTTACCACTTCTAATTGTTCATAGGCATTTCTATAACTAATAGTATTTTCTCGTGAATCAATAGTAATACCTTGATCACGTGAAATAACATACTGAGCAGGATTTTCTTTTTCCTCTCGTTGTATGTTTAAAAATCTATCGTACCATGCCATATTTTTTCCTTTGTATGTCGACCCAATGTCTTTGTTTCTTTGCTGTTATTAACTTTGGTCTTTTTCCATATATGTTATGCAATCTAAGATGATGCGTATGACATAGTGTAACAGCTTCGTTATAAACTTTATCTTTTTCTTCTAGTATAAATTGTTCTCTGACTGCTAGTATTTGTTCTTCTGTATTTATGGATAATTTCTTTTCTTTCATCCACCATTCTAGCAACTCAGTCAATCCATAAAAATGATGAAAATCTAAATTCTCTGTGCTTCCACAGATGTAACATTCCGTATCTTTTTTATATTGCGACTTGGCCTTGTCACGAACATATTTAACTAAATCTCTTTTTAAAGTCATAAACCTACTTGTATATAAGAATTGTAGCAAAAATTTAAACTCATGTCAAGAACTATTTTTTATAGGTATAATTAGAATGTAGTAGCGCTTGTTTCGAACGAATATAACGCGTAGCGAAGCGCATCTGCCATGTGAGATGCATAATTGTGTTTAGGTTTTTCTTTTAATAAGTTTGGATTAGGATCCCACTGATATTGGTCTAAACAAAGTAGAGTTTCTTTGCATGATTGATGAACGATAAGTTTATTATTGTCTACTATTCCAGCTACTTGTCCTATTCCATCGAGTACTGATTTCTTTGCATTAAGAGTACTAATATCATAATTTTGTGCAAAATCGTAACGAGTTTGTTGAGCTGCAGAATCGATGTAAATATAATCTATATTCCATTTATTGATAAGTTTCTGAATCTCCATTGCATGTTGCTCAGTTGTTCTTTCTGAATCTAAATATTCATCTAGTAAGTAGTAAGTTTCTGAATCCCAATCATACGCAAGAACACAAAAAGCTGTTGGGTCTTTGTATCCTACGTCCATACCTGCAAAAACATCCATTTTACTTGTATCTATTTCAACTAAGTCTGCTACACATTCTTCATGATCAAATGCCCAGACCTGTCCTTCAAAGACATTAAAGTCAGCCATATATTCTTGACTAAACTCAGCTTCTGACATAGTTCTTTTAGCTTCTGCTATATCTGATTCGGAGAGTCGTGGGTTTTCGTGGTAAGTTGCTCTAACAGATGCCCATTCTGGAAATTCATTGCTGAATCCTCTATGCCAAAACTCTGCAAACCAGTTATTTCTACCCCTTGGAGTAGATATAAAGATTGCTTTTGAGTTTGGTTTATCTAGTGTGGGCCTGAGCGCAACATTGAAAGCATCCTTGCCGTCAACAAGGGCTGCTTCGTCGAATATGATAAGATCATAAGACCTACCCACAACCGAATCCACTTGGTTAACAGAACCCATACGTATTGTAGAGCCGTTTGAAAGCTCAATAACTTTATCTTTTGCATTGTCTCTTGTGACCTCCAAATCAAAGTGCTTTATTAATTGTCTTTGTAATTCAAAAGAAATTTGAGACAATGAATAATTAGGGGACATTAGTAGTACATTAGAACCTGGTACTAAAGTTATTAATTGACCTATTATGTTTGCAATATAAGTTTTACCTTGTCTACGAGAAATCGCAGCACAAACAAAACGGTACTTGGGATTGTTGATAGCATTGATTAATGCTGTTTGAGATGAGTTAGGAATAACTCCAAGCAACTCCATATAACTATCTATAGGTAGTTTTATGAATTTGTTTTCATCAAAAGACATTAGTTCAGTACTAAGGATATCTTTTCTGCTAATATCTATCAATGTATTGTCTCGTTTAAAAACTCTATTAATTCATCTGGGTTGTCCAGCAACCCAGACTGCTTTGTTAATTCGTATAAGTATATATAAGAAGCAGATATCTGTTTTAAATTTATTTCTGCTGGACTTAACTTTCTTTTATCCTCGACTCTCATCATAGTTGCTAAAAAGCTATGAGCATGTTGCTCATTTTCATCTAACCATGCTTTTCTTCCATCTACTTTAGGTATACTCATTATTTTCTCCGTTTTATACCGAATGTTCTTTTTTGTGCTTTTGGAGGTCGTTTTTTACTACCGCCTTTTCCTGCCCAAAAAACTTTGTTTGCCCAGTAAGCTGCTGAAGACTTGCCTTTACGAATATTTTTAGCGTGTCTTGCCTTAAAACTTCTTCTTGCTTCTGGACTATAATTATGACCCATGCCTTGCGCACCAAATCTAATTATCTTTATTTTACCGCCAACTCTTACAGCTACAACAGCTTTCTTAGTTTTGTGGTTGGGAGTTCTTTTTGGTTTGTTTAATCCTGTAAGCCCTGCCCTTTTTAATCTAGCTTTTTCACTCGCTGTCAGTGCCATGATCATCGTCCAATCCGTTAACTAAAGCGTTTGCGGCTTGTACTACTTCGTATTCTGAAACTGCTAATTTATTTGTCCACCAAGTGGGCATCATTTGTGCATTTTCATCAATATTGTCAAGTATCATCTGACAATGGGACATAATAGTCTTGCAACTGTTCATAGCAGAATCAGCATCAGTATGTCCGCCTTTTAGTACGATTTTACCATCTCTTAATACTGCTTTCACTATCTACCTCTTCTTGGTAATATTCTGCCTGCACCTTTTTTGCTAAATCTGGCTCCTCTTGGATTAGTAGTTTTGCCAAATCTAGGGCCGATTGCTTTTGGGCTTGCACCATATCTTGCTCCAGCACCATAAGGATCTTTAGTGTTAACTAATGTTCCAGCTGCTGCATTCATATCTCTTGTAACTCCTCTATTGAGTCTATGTTTACGAATCTTCTGAGTGTTATGAACACCAGTAGGTCCGGTTAAAAATGAACCTGTTCTAGCCATTTCTTTCTCCTATAAGCTTTTTAAGTTGCTTATCTCGAAAATTACACTCTTGCATAGTTGCGTAATTTTTCAGTTTTACTAATTTTGATAAAGCTTTGCGTCTTTTTATTATTAAGTGCGCTACTGACCTTTCAATTTGTACTAGCCTTTTAGTTAACTCTAACTTTTGTGCTAATGCTCGATTGGTCATCTTACTTTCTCCTTTAAATTTTTGTCCTATGAAAAACTCCAAGATACTAGTGAATATCTTGTCCCTTTTGTTATTTTTGTAACACCATGAACTGGACTAGTCTCTGGTGAGAAGGGATCGCAATGTAATTCAATTGCAGTCCCCACTTGTTGAGGTATTATATTGCCGTCTGCAATAAATTGTCCTCCTTCATAGTCATCATTTAGTGGTATTACTACTACTTTTTCTGACTTTAAATTTGTATTTGGTTTCCAGTAATTACTGAGACACATCCATTGAGAGTCTCTGTGCGCCGAAACGTGGTCTCCAGTTTCA